TTATAAAGGTGAGCCTGTTAAAAACCTATTTGCAAGGAGAGCCAAAGGCAATAAAGACAAGCCGTATGCTCCGCATCAGGGTGTCTGTCACAGGAGCCGCTGCGAGCAGGACAGGATTGGAGCAGGCTCTGTCAGCAATTGAAGCAATGGACGCTTTTCTTGCTTCCGATGGGCTCCGTCTGGAAGTAACTGATCAGGGAAAAGTCCGGGGCATACCTAATAGCCGTATCATCCAGGCCATAAGCCAAGAGGATAGTTTCATGGACAGTCCCGATTCCATATCTGTGCAGGATGTACAGGATGACAGGATTGTCACCATAACAATACCAACAGGAGAATTTTAAGTGATACAGCACATAACAAAGTACAAAACCGAAAACGGTAAAACCCGAAAGGTTCCTGCCAAAGCAGGAAATAAAAATACCATGGAGACAAATCCCGTGGTAGATAACAATTCAAAACCTGACACTCTTCCGAGTGCTCCGGCAAAGTAAGGAGAATTTATGAACGAAAATAAAACCCTCATTGGGGATGACAGCATGATCTTTCAGGGGGATCTTCTCCCGAATGAATACACCGGAGACGGTGCAAAAACGATCAATGAATTGGTTGCATCCCAGCTCAGTAATGCAGACATAAAGCGCATAATGGTAGTTATAACTGCCATTGCTATTAGCAATACAATCTTTCCGGATGGTTTAAAGGCAGGAGAATTATTCCCGGCACTGGGAACGGAAGTCCCCCAGCCGGGCGACAAGTTCCGCCTCTTAAACCTTTCGCACATTGCGGACGCGTCAAGCTGGGGTTTGAACATCACTCAAAGCGAGATCGATGTTACAAGGTTAAATGACAAGTTCCGAAAATACCGGCTCGGAAAAAAGGACGCGCAGCTCACCTTATCATCTATTTTTACGTTAGGCGAATCCGACCAGCCCGGAGGTGTCATTAACCGCAACATGAAGCTGGTTACTCACAAAAGAAATGGCGATTATGTCGTCACCGATGAGGCAAACCGCTCTCTTTATATGCTGGGCTTTGTCAACAAAGCAGAGCTACCGGAAGAAACGGATGATTTTGTGTTCGGTCAAATATTCTTGTATAACATAAAGCTCGGCGGCCAATCAGGAAGTGCCCAGTCTTATGATGCATCCGGCAGACTCACCGGCCTTGATCCTGTGTTTTATTCACTGGAAGCACAGGCTTAAAGGGGCGTTAAATGAAACTTGAACTAGACCGCGAAGGTGTTTTTATACCCAGCTTTAATGGTAATAAAAACCTGCCCGAAATGGACAAAGTCATTGTGCGTTATAAGAATCCGACACTTTCCATAATTAACCGCTGTCGAAAAAAGCCGACTGCCAAGGGTATTGCTAACGCAAGCGGCGGAATTGACCACATGGAAATCATTATCGAAAAAGATGATGTAACTACAATAAGAGAATTACTTGTCTCTATAAGCAATTGTTCTTATACCATGGACGGCAAGGAAAATCATATTGTAAGTGCAAACGATCTTTTTAATGCACCTGTTCAGTTCTCTCCCTTGTATAAAGAAATTGGCGTAGAATTTGACCGTATCCTGGACAACGCGGAGATCAGCGAAAAAAACTAAAAATTGCTTACCGGGTATACCGTGCCGGTAAGCATAAAGCGAAAATGGCTCCGGGGCGAAATATTAAATGGAACACCAGAGCCAAGGATGAAAACGGCTGGGATATTTTTATATCCCAGAACGAAGCGGTATCATACATAACCGAAGAGTTTTGTGCAGCATGGGAAGTTTTTTGCAATACTGAAAATCTTGGCTGCCTTCCGTTTTCTGGAGGCTGGGCTGAACAGCCAGTCTGGATCACGCAGGCTTTATCTGTTTTAAAGGTAGAAAAATCTCTTGCAGATGAAGAAGAACGTGAAATGAAACAAAAGGAAGCAGAGGACTCCCGGAAGCATGGCAGACGAAAATAGATCCCTAGAGTTACAAATTCGCATTGCCACACAGGAAGCCCTTAAAGCTGTTTCCAGCCTTAAGGGCGAAGTGCAAGCCCTTGCTAAAGAAGCAAATAGTTTTGTCGGCAATGGCGGTAACGCTCTGGAAGATTCCCTAAAGGATGCAGAGTCAGCCGCCAAAGATGCGGCTCAGGGCATAGATAAAATTGTCAGTTCCATAGGAAAACTTGCAGAGGTTGCTGTCCTTACAAAAGCCCTTTCCTTTATTGCGGACATGGGAGCCTTTGCTCTCCGTACTGCTGATGACTTCCAGACCATGAGAAACCAGTTCGGGATTTTATTAGGCGACATGGAAGCTGGTGCCGGGCTCTTTAATGAAATAAAAGCCTTTAATGACAAAACTCCCTTTGATATGTCTACCCTCACACAGGCAACCAATGTCCTTATTGCCGCCAAAGTTCCCCTCTCCGATTTACAGGCTCAATTAACAAGGTTTGGAGATCTCTCCCAAGGCAACGCCCAACGAATGACAAGCTATGTAAACGCTTTCAGTCAGGCTGCCGCCAAGGGAAAGGCGGACATGCAGATATTAAACACATACCTTAATCAGGGCGTTCCCATTCTGGATGCACTCGCTAAAAACTTTGGTGTAACGACTGCTGAAATTGTAGAAATGTCAAGCCAAGGACAAATTAGTTTTGAAGCATTTTCTCAGGCATTGGAGGATTTGACTGCTGCCGGAGGACAGTACTTTGGCGGCATGGAATTGGCATCGGAAAGCCTTTCTGCAATGATAGAAGGCTTACAAGAATCTGCTAACTCCTTGGCTGCTTCCTTTGGTGATATTTTAATGCCAGCAGCCCTTGAAGTTGTTGGTGGTTTTACATCAATTATTAATTCCATAAATGATAATGCAACCGCAAAAGGAATTTTAGCTGGAGCTATAGTATCTGTGACAGCAGCCATGGGAATTATGGCAGGACAAGCTGCAGTACTAGCTGCAAAAACATGGTTAGCTTATGCGGCAAAGATGGGGTTGAACACGGCTATGGCAATAACAAATCCACTATTGCTTGCAGGCATTGCAGCAGCAGGAGTTGCCACCGCAGGTTATGTAGCTTATGCTGCCAGTCAACAGCAGGCAGCTCGAGAAGCTGAAAACTTTGCTTTAGAGCAAATAAGAATAAGGGAGTCTACCGAGGCAGCAACAAGAGCAATTCAAGCACAAGCAGATGAACTAGCTGGAGCCGGGAGAGCGGCCGAAGGTGAAGAACTTATTAACTTATATAGAGAACTGGATTCTATTCAACGGCAGGCTGCTGAGTCTGCTGAGTGGGTGCAAATACAAGCAAGAATACTTATTGGTATATTAGAGACGCCCATAAATTTTTTTACAACTCACTGGTCGGAAGGGTACGCTAGTGAAATAGATAAAATTAGTGCAGCTTTAACAAATATGCACACTGATCTTCAAAGAGAACTTATGGGAAACCAAGATTGGCATAATGCCCTTGCTGAAGAAAATGTTAATAAAATGATAGAGGCTTTGGAAAGAGCTCATATGAACGATAATACAAGAAGTAGAATAACTGAAATAAATAATAGGATTGGAGAAATTTTATCTGAGACACCAAGTACAAGTGAAGCTCTAAAAACTTGGCAGGAGTGGTTTGAAGAAATTGCCGGTGTTGATAGAACCCAGTTTGGAGAAAGCGGAGCAAGAGCAGCCGGATTATATTTATCAGGTATGGAACAGGTGCTTTTACGTGATGAAAGTATTGCAAACGCACTCGGTGTTACTTTTAATTTATCAGATATTTTAAGAAATCAACAAAACGAAATACAAAACACAATTACATCGCTTCTGGGAATTAATCCAAGTGAGATTGACGATCCTTTTGAACTAATGGATAACAGTATTCAAAATCTTGTCCGTGAATATCAAGCATTGGAGCGGCAGATAATCCAGCTCGATTACATAAATTATCTTGAGGACTTACAAAGGCAGGTAGACAATTTAGGAAAGAGCCAAAGAGAACTCTCCTTAGCCAGACTTGAAGGATTGGGACACACCGAAGATGAATTGCAAGCAGTAAGCGATCTATTTAACCAAATGGAGCGTTTTAATATCCTTGAAAGTTACAGAAGAGAAGTAGATTTATTAACAGACAGCAGGCAAGAGACAGCCAGAGCTGCTCTTTTGGCTGCCGGTGCAACACAGGAAGAGCTTGATGAACTCGACTATTTATTTTGGCAATTAAGACAGATTGGTAAGGATGAACAATCAGATGAACTCTCATGGTTTGATAAAGTAAATGCAGATTTAAAGGATTTCAATAATAACCTTGCCGAAAGTTTTTCCATTGCATTAAACGAAATGGAAATATTCTGCGAACAGGCAGCGGTTATACTGGGAAAACTATCAGCATCGATGGCAGAACTCTCCATCAATGCCGGTTTAAACGGCTTTGAAGAATTTGGCCGTGCTCTGGGACAGGGAGAAAAAGCAGCAGATTCCCTAAAACAGGCCTTGGCAGAAATGTCCCTGCAAATATTAAAACAGCTTCCCATGATGTTTTTACAGGCTGGATTGCAATTAATAGCCAATGGCCAATGGGCTATGGGGCTGGGATTCATTGCTGCCTCTGCGTCAAGCGCAATAATGTCCGGATATGTGGATGGAGTTGCAAGAAATGCCCATGGTGGTGTATATGACGAATATGGCAAAGCAGCCAGAGAATTCGCCCAAGGCGGTACATTCACCAATCAAATTGTTTCCCAACCTACCTATTTCCGCTTCGGCGGCGGCTTCGGTAGCCTCGGCCTGATGGGCGAGGCAGGGCCGGAAGCCATAATGCCACTCCGCCGCATGGCCAGCGGCAACCTTGGGGTAGAAAGTAATGGGGGAGGCGGAGATGTATATGTCATTATTCAAAATTATACAAACGAAGAAGTTAAAACAGAGGAATCCTCTGACGGCAATGGAAACCAGATTCGCAAAATTATTATTGGCGCTGTGAAGGAAAGTATCTCAAGCGGTGAAATGGACAGACCCATGGCAAACCGTTATGGATTAAGGGCACAGGGGGTATAATGACAAGTATTACATATCCGGAAAATTTGCCCAACATTAGAGCGAGTGGTTATTCCGCCCAGTTTGACGATCCTGTTATTCGCACTGCCATGGATGCCGGATCTGTTAAGCAACGTCTTCGTTATACCGCAGTTCCCATGCAGATTAATGGCACAATAATTTTAAACATGGAAGAACGCGCTATATTTGAAAATTGGTTTGTTAATACTTTGGGTTATGGCACCTTAAGGTTTATCATGGAAAATCCTGCAACCGGAACCAGAGAAGAATTCAGATTTACCAAAACTTATTCAGAAATTGAAATTGAAGGTTTGTTTGAAATATCTCTATCCCTTGAGAGGATACCATGACAGAAAATGGAAAAATAGAAGTAATCAGGGAAGAAATATCTTCAGTTTTTTTGCATCTGGTAAAAATCGAAGCAGAGGGTTTTGAAGATCTCTATTTTGTAGATAACAATGAAAAAATAATATCCAACGGAAATGAATACTTGCCTTGTGCATTTAAAATAACTTTACCCGAACAAAATGATGATGGATCTGCAAAACCCTGTCAGATAGAAATAGATAATGTTGACCGCCGTATAGCCGAAGCAGTAGCAGAAACAATAAATAAGCCTGTTGTTTTAACGATCAGCATTGTTATGGCTCACAATCCGGACATTATAGAGACAGGCCCCTTTGTTTTCAGTTTACGAAATGTAAACATAAACAAAGAAAGAGTATCAGCAGATCTATACGATTTTTATATTTATGACAGAAACCTTCCGGGCTTGCGTTATACACCACAAAACTTTCCGGGGCTATTTGCATGATTGCACCATGGGTAAAAAGCTATGTGGGAATCCCCTTTAAATCGGGAGGCCGTACCATACATGGCTTGGATTGTTACGGCCTTATAAGATTAATATATCTGGAACAGTTTAATAAAATACTCCCACTTTTAGATCTATATTCAGATGCAGATAATTTTATTGAAACGGAAAATGTAATGAAAAGCTATCAGCCCATCCTTGCCGGTCAGGAAGTAGGTACTCCGGAAATTGGAAATGTATGTGTAATTAAGTTTCATGGGCTGCCTGTACACCTTGGTATATTTGTCGGTGATAGTTTTATTTTGCATACGCTAAAAGGTGTCGGTACTGTCTTGCAAAGATGTGATGATCCCAATTTAAGAGGACGTATTGAGGGGTGGTACAGTGTCGATTAAGGTAAGGGCGCAAATACATCCTGTATTGCAAGACTATCAAGAATTCTACACAGAACCAGCACCTCTATCCACTTTGTATGGACTGCTTAATCTGCCTTTAGACATTACTCATGCACGGTTTTTAATAGACGATGAAATAGTTTTTAATGACTATAAAAGAATTCCGCCTGACGGTTCTACAGTTTACATAAAAATAGTCCCTGAAGGATCTCCTAACCAAACAGGAAAAGGTGCTTTCTGGGCTGGGCTTGGTATGGGAATATTAGGCGGCATAATGCTCCTAACCGGCATCGGTGCTTCCGTAGGTATGATGCTAATTGGCACAGGTGTCAGCATGGCACTTGGCGGAGTGGTACTCATGAACATGGAAATCCCAGGACCATCGGGCAGCAGGGACTCCGGCCAGCAGATGGATTCCATTCGTGGATCAAGAAATAGAGACAGAAAATTTGATTTTGTACCGGTGCTTTTTGGCAGGCATCTCATTGTCCCCGATGTAGCAGCCTTACCCTATACGGAAATCGATGCTGAAGGTCAGCAGTGGCTTACTCAGCTTTTTTGTCCAGGGTATAACGATATTAAGATAGAGCATGACAGTTTTAAAATAGGTGACACTGCCCTCATAGAATTTTCTCAATCAAAAAATATAAATACAATCCTTGAAGGAAATGATCCCAAAGTAAAGCTGGAGTTGCTTCTTGCAGGGGAAGAGTCTTTATTATACCCGAATATATGTGTTGAACAGCAATTTAATAATGTATTAAAGCATAGTGACGATGATGATCTGCCTATGGAAACCATTAGAACTACAGCAGATAAAACCACCAGAATAAATGTTGACATTATTTTTCCTCAGGGATTAACCCGATTTAACGATAATGGAGCCAGAGAAAATACAAGTGTAAATATAAGTTTACAGTACAAGGCAGAAATGGCGCCGGATGAAGATTATCAGGACTTTCCGGACTGGTCAAGCACTATATCAGGCGCAACTGTTGATATGTTCCGGCTTCAGTCAACAGTTACTGATCTTGCTCCGGGGAAATATACAGTAAAAATAATTAGGCAAACTCCGGACAATAAAGATTCAAAAATTATTAATACTGTATATCTTGGCTCCATACGTGCCTTTTCCGATGAGCAGCCTGTGAATAATGTTGTGGCTCAAGATCTGGCTATTATAGCAATAAAGATAAGAGCTTCCAATTTGGCATCCGGCGTTATAGACAATTTTAATTTTGTGGCTCAATCCTTAATCCCTGATTATACAGGTATCGGCTCTCTATGGACTCCAGCATTAACTAAGAACCCTGCTTCGATGCTTCTATATTCCTTACAGGGGAAAATAAATCCCGATCCGGTTTCCGATGAGGATATAGACTGGGAAGCCTTCAGGGAATTCTGGATTTTCTGCAATGAAAAAAATTATACCTGTAATGGGGTTCAGGGAGGAAGGGAATTATTCAGCAATCTATGTGCGAAAATTGCCAAAACCGGCAGAGCCTCATTGTTAAAAATAAACGGAAAGTTTTCTGTCATTATAGACAGGGAGCGTCCTGCTCCTGTACAGTTATTCTCACCCCGAAATACCATAAATTATACGCAAACCATAATAAAAGCGGATGTACCTGACGAGGTAGCACTTGAATTTATTGATGAGACTGTCGGATGGACATCAAATGAACGTAGTGTATACAATACCGAAACAGGGCTGCCACATGGGAATGAAAAGACTAAACAATCATCTAAAATATGGGGCATAACCGACCCGAAAACGATATTTAAATTTGCACGTTATCAATATGCGTGTATAAAAAACCGTCCCATTGTCCACAGTTTATCGTGCGACATTGAATATCTGTTATGCAGGAAAGGCGATTTAATCGAATATGCCGGAGATACCGCTTTAACAGGGATCGCTTATGGCAGAGTAACCGGATTATTACAGGATAATAATTTAATAACCGGCATTATATCTGACACTGTTTTTCCTCAAGAAGAAGGGAAAGAATACGGTATAAGGTGCAGGAAATCCAATGGGCTGCTTATCACTTTAAATATTGTTAATCGTAACACAAATGATAAAACACTACTTTTTGAAGAACCGCAAAATGAAGGAATGTTTAATATAGGCGACCTGATCATATTTGGTTTAACCGGTAAAATTACCCGGCAGTTAATCATTACAGAAATCACTCCTGAAGATAATTTTAACGCCTCTTTAAAATGTGTAGATTATGCCCCGGAAATATTCCATGTGGATGATCCGGATTATACAGTACCACCTTTTGACAACAAAATAACAATGGACGGAAGTACAACCGACCTTGATATTACAGAACCGGAAAAATGGCAGACATGGAATACTTACCATGACGATGAAGAAGAACCGGAGAAACCAGCCGGCAGTGGTACAAGTGCCGGCTGGCACAGACACCTAACTCCTCAAAGTTTATGGGTGTCTCAAAAAACATCCAAGGATGTTGACGATGGCGAATGGGGAGCCCCTACAAAAACCAGCCATAGAGTAATGGTGGATGTTACAGCCAAACATCCAACTTATAAAGAAATTATTGAAGGCTTTTCAAAAGAGGGAGTAACAATGCTTCCTGCTCCCCTTACTGTATCAGCGGCAGGAGGCTTCCGCTTTATTACTCTTACGTGGGCAAAGCAAATTAATTTATCCAACCTTAAAGAATATCAAGTGCAAGTGTCGGAGGATTCTGTGACTTGGTATGCACCTCGTTTTGATGGAGCCGGGGTGTCCGCCCCATGGCGAGGAGAGGAAAATAATTACTTTTCAACCATAGCCACAATGCTTACCCACCCAAATATACCACCAGCAGGATCCGCGAATGAACCAACCGGCCGCTTTTTATACTACAGGGTACGTCAATGCACCATGATGGATGTATATTCTGACTGGAGTACTGTTGTCGGAGCGGAAACAAAACTGGCAGATACCGGGGATTATGGTATTAATTCTATTTCGGCTAACGCAATAAAAACAGCCGAATTGTTGACTGTTTTCGCAAAGCTCTCCGATAGCCTTATTGTAGATCCACGTTTTGGAATATCTTCGGAAAATACAGAATGGGCAGATGGAGACACAAGGGCTATATTAAATGCCCGGCAAATTGCCTTTCAGTTTTTTATGGATAGGATCTGGGTGACAATGGCAAGGCTGGGACTGGAGGGAGTAGAAGCGACTCAGTTATATTCAGCCGATAAATTATTTATTACCAATGACAATATGCTCTCTCGCCGGTCTCGCGGTTATGATGTAGGTTCACCTCTTCTATCAGATTATTCCAGAGTAGCGCATCTTGACGATCACACCGAATTATCTTCCCTAGGGACAGATGCATGGGTTCTGGATCAAAACAGAGAAAACTTCTTTAAGATAACAGGATCCGGATCTTTGGAAGGAGAAGCAGAAGGTATCCCCTTAATCTTAAAAGCAATAGCACCATACGCGACCGAAGCAAGGGCTCTTCATGGTAATTTTCGATTGCAAGGAACCTTTGATGTAAATGCGGCATGGACTCTCGATTTTTGGCTTTATTATTATTGGAACGAAGATCAAATAATATTCAGAGTAGGAAGTGAAAGTGAGAATATACAGCTATCTGTACAAAATAAGGAGCCTTATCTCAATGATGAACCAACCGATGATATTTGGCTGAACGACGAGCCTGACGAAGGGGTGTGGCTTAACGAAATAAAAGATGCTGCAGCTACCATAACACGTACTTATCAAAACCAGATGTATACCATCGATCTCGAACATGGAGAACTGGAATCTCAAAACTGGTATCACATAGGTCTCACAGCCAATGGAACATCATTTCAAGTCTTTATTAATAATAAACAATTTGCATGGGGTAGTCAGGCACAGACACAACCTGTACATATAGATATTAACCCATCCATCGGATCGATAACAGAAGAACACAGCCTAATAATGATAGACGAAATATTCTTTGATTCTCGCTCTTCAATATCAGCCTTTTTATTTAATCGCAATACCGCACTCAAACGCCCATGGGGACATCTGGATGATCAGCACCCCTGGGCAATTATAAATGTACAAGATCCTGCATATTTTAAAACAAATATTTTCAAAAGCCCGGATTTTATTTCTGCCGTCCAAGCGGTAATTAATGGAGGAACCCCATGATAGACCTTACACTTAACGGATTTATGATTGGCAATATGCCCAGCTTCAATAATGCCTTCGGTACAAAAAAAACCGAGCCCGGCAAAGGCTGCTCAACAGCCGAAAACACTATCAACATGATGATGCCCTTCCTCCGACAAAGACCTATCACAGTTAATTCAAACACATCTACCTCGGTTGTTGAGGCTGACGCTATCCTTAACCTATCTGATGATATTACGACATTAACCCTTGGAAGAGGCACATATAAAGGTGTTGAACTAAGGATTATCAATGATGCCGAATCTGAAGTTAGCTTGTTAAGTGGAGCTAAGATCATCCAGACCAACATGGGAGAAATCCTAAAACTCCGCTGGAATGGTGATGAGTGGAGAGTAAAAACATCCATAAGAGTTGGTGAATTAGTAGAACAACTCCCTGGACAATATTCACCCATACAAAAAAATCTTGAAGGTGAATATATACTATGGAACGACAGAGCGGTCTTATATGGTATAGGGAATGCACCTCCCCCGGCATCTACAGATTATTATGCTTTAAGGCAAAGCAGCCCAACCATAGCAGCCAACCAAAGACCAATTGTCTGCTACCATGTGAAAGGCAGCGATTGGCGGCTTTGGCAGTTTAATGGTGAGGCCGCCGCCTACACAATCCCCGAAGAGCTCGATCCTGTAAAATGGACACCCCTTAACATAGATGCCAGAGTAGGAAGAGGCGAATGCCAGAGACTTACAACAAAAAACCCAGTCACAAAAATTATTACAGTTACAGATGATCTTGCCATTGGGAATCAAATTACCGAAGGTGCTTATGCCGGAATGTACATCTGGGAAGTACTGGTATTAGGCGGAAAATTTTTATCGGTTGCTGGCGGTTTTAGACCAACCTTTGAAGTGGGCGGTGTGCAGGGTGATGCGATACGACTTTTATATGGACGCGCAGAGAGGGTCTTAATAACAGCTGCAAGTGGTGCTTTAGCT